GCTTTCACATTCGAAGTCAATCGTCATGTCTACGTCGGGAGATACTGTGTCTAGGTACTGACGGAATGCTAGAGAATCTCTAGAAAGAAATTCATTGTCAACAAACGATCTAATTGCCGTTTTGTCTTCTTCACCATCTATAGCTACAATCATATATTTAAACCGACTGGTTAATTCATATGTTACTCCGTTGCCACCAACCTTCTTTTTTTTCATTCTTTTTGCTTCTGCTTCAACTAGCTTTTCGTCAGCGTGAGTTAGAATTTTAAATGTTAAGGTTTTTTTAGCTATTGGAAGTTTAAATGTAAATCTTCCTTCACTGTCTGGGGCATCACCTTCTAGGATTTTATTTTCTAAAGATGTTAAATCGACAGTTTGTTTGTGTTTAGCGCCACATGCAGGACAGGCCATTTCTACTGGATATTCAGCACCATATCCTAGCACTCTTGCTGCTACCATGATTGCATTTTTATCGCCAGTAACTAAGTCGTTATAGTTTACAGATTTACCTTCACCATTGCTTACGATCAGAGCTCTAAGTAGTGTGTCAATAACTAAGCCTTTTTGGATCAAATTAGAAGATGTTAGGATATCTTCTTCTTTAGCAGTCATATACTTCATTTCAACTTTACCTGATGATAGTGCACTATTTTCAGGATATAGGGCTCCTCCACTTGGGAGATCTATAATTTCTGTTGGGAATTTAGACTCTTTTATTAGGGTCGTATTAGACTCGTTTGCAAGTTGGTGCTTTAGGTCGTCTGTGGAAAGGGCTTTGCCCGGGTAATCGTCTGTAACTTTATTCATAATTAGGTTCCTTTGAAGGTTCGTATATATAAATATATAGCAATAAAAAAAGCTCCATAAAGGAGCCTTTCTTAAATATATTATTTAATCTTAGTATTGTAAGATAGCGTGATCGAATCTAATGTCTAGAGAAATCATTAGAGGAGTTCCGTCCTCTTCATATGATAAATCTCCAAATGTTGCTTTTGTTATAAAAGCACCTTTAAGATTCCACTCTTCAACCTTATCACCTACTGGACCTAACACATTAATTGTTATATCCTTTTTATACATATCAGAATAGCCATTTCGGCCAGTAACTGATTCGTGATGTAGTCTTACCCATTCCATAACGGCTTGTGCTCCAGACGGAACAATTGGATCGTAAAGTTCCATGCCTGATATTGCATCCCATTCTGACCTACCTTTGATGTATCTTGTAGTGTTCATATGCTTAATTGCAGTTTCACCATTACTAATACTAGGCCTTGGGCACTTGCGTATAAGATATGATGGTATTCCGTCAACATACATGATAAACCTATTTGCAACCTTAGGTTCAAAATTAGTGTGCATCAGTTCTGTTGGGTCTATTAAATTTGCCATTTAGTGTTTCTCCTTGTATATAAATATCTTAGTCTTCGAAAGTTGCGCCAGTTGGCATGATGTTAAAGTCAACTACGATAAACTCTGCAGCTTTTGCAGGCTGTAAGAAAATCTCTCCTTTCATGATATTTCTATCGATTAGATCTGGAGTGTTGTTAGACTCATCCATAACTACTTTAAATGCATATAGACCTTGGTTTTGTTGAACAGATTCCATATATGGATTAACTGAACCTAGGAATCTATTGCGAGTAGCTGCTGTGTTGTTCTCGAATACAAGGTATTTAGAAGTACTAGCTATGAATTTCTTAAGATTGATTAATAATCGACGTACATTCACACGATCAAGAGCAGAAGCTTTCTTTTGAAGAGTCTTTTGACCCCATACGCAAACGCCTTCTCCTGGGAATGTTGCTAGAGGATTAACATTGTCCTCGTATAAAGTGTCACGGTTTGCATGTGTTAGCTTACGCTCTGCTTGAACTACAGTTTCTAAACCACCTCGGTTAAGTCCTGCAGGAGCATACCATTCAGCAGCAACTTTATCATTAAAGGCATAAATACCAGGAATGAGAGTTGATGGTGGAACCCAGCAATATTTGCCATTTGCATTTGTTTGTACCCAAGGCCAATACATAGCTGCATAGCTTGTATCAAGGCCTGAACCTTCAGTGGTAGCAGTTGAAATGTTTTGGGTAGCTAGTGTTGGATCTACTAAAGCAAAGCAATCTCCTCTTGTTTCACAAGCAGTAATTAACTGATCTGTTAGGGTTTTATGACCTGAAGTATTTAGACCTGGCATTGAAATTAAATTAATATCATACTCATCGGCATTACTTAATAAGCTTATAGCAGTTTGATATGATGTTAGGCCTTTTGCAGCAACCGTTGGATCTAATCCTTGAACATTATTATTTGCGATATCTCCAAAAAATGCTGCTCCTGCTGTTTGACCATCCCCATCTGCTCCAGTTGAAAAAGATCCTGAAGATGCCTTAGGTAAATTCTTAAGATTTACAGATGCGGTGTTTCCATTTGCATCAAGGTAGTCTGGTATTTCATTAACAGAAGATACGTAGACATATTTAGACTTATTTTGAAAGTTACCACGTGGCTGAAGGTATTTCTGAGTTCCATCCGTTGCTATTTCTTGGTATTGATCCCCGATCATTTTACTAATAAAGTTTGGCTGATTTGGATCAAGACTTAGGCCTGACCAAGTCTCTAAAATAGTTTTGCGTTTAGATGTATCATTACCTTGACGAATCAATAGTGTAAATGTACCTTTTTTCTCGCTAACGTTTGAAATTTCATATCTTAAATTATCACTAGATCCATTTGTTAATATGTTATTAGTTGTTTCTGCACCAGTAGAGTTTTGTGTTGCACCGTCTGCAAATGTATTAAGAACAAATGGAGTTACTCCTGAAGCTGTTGAATTGGTACCTCCTGCAAGTGCGATTTTACCAACAAAAGTTTCTGGGGTAGCCGCTGCTGATGCAGATACTTCCCAACCATTATATGCCGTTCCAGCTGCTGAACCAGAAAGCTCGAATTTCGATGAAAGTCCTATTGCTGTTAGATCTACTCGAGCGTTACTATTAACTGCAAGTGCTAAATTAGATGCTACTGTTGCAGCATCTGAACCACTTTGGAAGTAGTCAATAGAAGCGTCTTCAGAGTCGCCTCCAGCAGAAGTACTTGAAATAAATGTTGTTACTTCACCTGAAGGGGACACGAACTTATATCTATCACCTAATGCAGGTGTTGCTACTGTGTAATGACCTACTGCGTAAGCAAGTCCAGTAATAGATCCTGATGGTGTAACTGATGCAGTTGCATTTGAATAACCATCTCCAAGAATTCTAACTACGGTTAAAGCACCTGAATGCTTTAGATATTCTCTTGCTGAGATTGAGGTTAAGTACTCTGCTGAAGTACTACCAGATATAAAGGTGTCTCCAAATAGCTGAACGTATTCTGGATAGCTTGATACTTTTGTTGGTATTAAAGCAGGACCTTTGACTGTAGGACCTATAATGGCTCCACCAATTTCACCAATACCTTGTGGTACGAATGACAAATCATTTTCTTGCGTAAATACACCGGGGCTTATTATTTTTTCAGCCATTTATTTGTCTCCTAATAGATTGTATTATTATTCAATATATAAATATATTTCTAGAAGGCCAAACATCACCTATTTAGAAATAAAAACTCCTGTTTCTGGATCTAATGTGCCATCCCCATACTTAGCCGTTATATCTGATATAACTTTAGATTCATTAGCTTTTAATGAAACAAATTCTTTTTTAAGCTTTGTTTTTTCTAATTCTAAATTTTGCATTTCTAATTCTATTTGCCCGAATTTAAAAGTTAATTCTTCGAATGATGATTTTATAGATGAAACGGAAGTCATTTCTTCTGGTGTAAACTTGATTTCTTTTGACATAATGTAAACTCTTATTCTTTGTTTGGAATATCATCTAGAGAGCCCAAGGTTTCAGTTCCCATAACAATTTTTGCAGAAGAAAATGTTTTAGGGTCGAAATTACTTAGGGATTTTTGGATATTGTTTGGTATAACGTAGCCATTCATTTCTATTGTGAATGTAGCCTTTGAAGCACGGTCTTCTCCTATTTCAGAGGTTAAAGATGTTGCAAATGTAGATATTTTAGAAAGAAATTTAAATCGTTCATTTCCCCAGTACTGATTGGCAGCATAGTTAATATCTTCAATGATTAAATTTAATTGTGATATATAGTCTGCCCAAATAATACAATCATAAGTTAGTTTAACATAGTCAGGAACTACAATATTTGTATATTCCCTAACTGGGGTTCTTTCATTTAGTACTGAAAAGTTGTCATATCTATTTTTAGAACTGTATGGTTTTTGATATGACTGAACAAGAGGGTTGTTAACGTCCACTTTTGTTCCTATCATGGAATTTTCCATAGAGGTTCTTTGGTATGCAATCGCAGGTAGTTGTATTTTACCTTTAGCGTCTCTTAAAAAGCCGCCTCTAGATATAGACTTCCATTTTTCAGGGGAAGCATATATAATTGGCACAGGGGTTTTACCGTCGTGGCCTGCTACCGTGGGTTGGATTACATTATCAAAGTAGTATTTAATAACCGAATCTATATCATATAAACCTAGGGAAATGGCTTTTTTAGAGCCGGTCGTATCAATCTGTTTAGATCTATCTATCTCTTTTGCCATTATATATTCCTAAGCTTATTATTGTATGCTCTGTGTATTTTTTCTATGTTGAGTCTAGTTGTTCTTGTTTGGTGAGTTTCACAAAGTACTGAAAAGTTCCCTCCATGCCCACCATCGCCTTTGTCGGTAGAAGGATTTTTACCTGCTATGTATTGGCTTTCACTTTTTTTATCAATTTCCCAATAAGCATTGTCCCAACCAATAATATCCCCAATTTCAAGTTTTAGATTAGCTACATTTTTTAATTCCTCTCTAAGAAAGTTAAATCTTGCCGTCTTGTTAAAGTCTATGCCAAACTCATCAGATGAATATTCTTTAGAGTCAACTTCTACCATGCATGCAATTCTAACCCCTGGGAAGTACACTTTGTTTATGGCTTCACCATACAAGTCTTCTTTCATGTCTTTTAACGAAGATTTATAAATGTCAACAGATATACCAATTACCTCGTTTATAAGTTCCTTATTCATTAAGTTGAATAGTCTTACGTCTCTAAATGATCCAAATAATCCCATGTTAACCTAAGTAGATGTTTAATGGAATGTTTGTAATTGTTTCTCTAAGGAATTCTGCTTCGTCTTTTTTTGCTTCAAGCATATTTCTTCTAGATGATGCTTCTAAGTCTTCTCGTAAAGAAGCTATTAGGGATTCTTTTTCTGAAGCTCCTTCGCTTCTCAAGGCATCGCCATCAACTGTGATTTCTCCTCCTGGAGTAGGTATAGAGCTATATTTACTTCTGACAATTCCTAAAAGCTCTTTAGATAGCGCTAGTGCATACTTTCTAATCCACTGAACTCCGGGAGCATTAATAGTAGAATAATCTAAAGCCCTGTAATCTATATCAGCAAAATTAGATACTGTGCCAGCATCGCCTAAACTATCAGTATACTTATTGTCCTTTACATAATATTGAAACCACATTGTAAAGTCTGTTTTTGGTTCTGGGAATAGCCTTATTTTATT